GGCACTGGCAAGATCATTCTCAGAAACCAGGTGGTTGCCAATGGTGGACGATTGCCCAATCCTGGCAAAGGAAAAGCCAGAGAACACAGATAAAATAAAGATACTCGAACAGCACTTTAGAAAGATGAGCCTTTGGTTTGTGGGCTCAAACAGCCCAGCCAATCTTTCCTCCAGGTCGGTTTCACTTTTGATGCTCGATGAGGTTGATAAGTTTAGTGATGGCACAAATTCAAAAGAAGCTGGAGCATTGCAGTTGGCAGAAGCCAGAGTTGCAACCTATCCAAACCACCTGGTTGTTTCCACCAGCACACCAACCACAGCAGATTCAATCATCTGGGCAGAGTGGCAGAAGGGAGACATGAGATTCTTCTTTGTTCCATGCCCCCATTGTGGCCACAAACAAAAGCTTATTTGGGAGAGGGTGAAGTGGGATGAAAAGGCAAAGCTTGAAGATGGAGTGTATGACTTTGGTGTAGTAAAAAATTCAGCCTACTATGAATGTGAAAACTGCCAGAAGCCAATTAGGGATGGACACAAAACAATGATGTTGAGAGAGGGTGAGTGGAGACCAACTAATCCAAAGGGTGAACCAGGCAGAAGGTCTTACCATTTGAATGGCCTATACCCTCCCTGGGTAACCTTTGGAAGCTTGGCAGTTAAATTTCTACAGGATAAGCACAGCGGAATCATAGGGCTACAGGACTTTGTGAACAGGGTTCTGGCAGAACCATGGATGGAGCATGACCAGGAAAGGGTAGAGATTATACCAGGCAAATATAAACTTGGGGAAGTGAACATGGGTGAGAAGCTTGTGATGGCCTGTGATATTCAAGAGGCCGGCGGCTTCCATGCCTGGTGTGTTGTGAGGGCTTGGGACATGGATGGTAAAAGCAGGTTGGTGTGGGCTGGTAGGCTTGAAACCTGGGGAGACATAAAAGCCAAAGCAGATGAGTTTAATGTTGAGCCTAAAGCAACCTTCATTGATTCTGGTGACCAAACCCGTGATGTTTATTTACATTGTTGCCAATGGGGTTTTATTGCCCTGGTTGGTTCAGACAAATCAAGCTTCTCAGAGATTGTGGGAGAGCAGAGGGTTCAAAGACCATTTGCCAGGATTGCAAATGGAGACCCATTCAGTGGTAAGAATGTTGGCTCCAGGGAGGGCTGGAAATGGAAGCTTTGCCCAGTTTGGAGATGGTCAAACCCAGCCATCAAAGACATCCTATCTAACCTTTTGAAAACTGATGGATTTATTGCAGAGGACACACCAGAAGTTTGGAAGGCTCACATTTCATCTGAAACAAAGGTAGAGGTTAGGAATCCCATGACAGGCAGAACCAGAAGGGTATGGAAGCAGATAGGCAAGCACAACCACTTACTTGATTGTGAATGCATGGCCATTGTGGGTGCGGCTTTGCATAAGAGGCTGAAGATCATGCCCGCAGGCTTGACAGAGGAGATTGAGAATAATGGCGAAGGGTGATTTCATTGGCTTACCCATCGCCACCTTAAATTCCCTGCGTGATAAGTATATTTCATGTCTAGAGGCAATTGCGGTGGCTGGTGCAAGTTATTCAATTGCTGGAAGATCATTCAGCAGGGCGAACCTATCTGAGGTTAGAGAGATTATTGCTGAATTGACTATTGCCATTCAGTCTGCATCTGGCACAAGAATTAGAACCACCTATGCAAAATTCGGCCCATGAAGCTTAAACAAACATTCCTGGATAAGCTTGTTTCATTTGTGAATCCCCAGGCTGGGGTTCAAAGGATGATGGCTAAAAAAGCCCTTACCAAGTTTGAATATGATGCAGTAAAATACACTAGGGAGAGGCGGGGGCCGAGCAATCTATCTGGTGCAGAGGACTTTAGATCAAATTATGATCGTGTAGAGTTGATGAAGAGGGCAAGAGATTTGGCAGAAAACAATGGTCTGGTTCGCTCCATATTGATGAAGTTTGCAAGTCATGTTGCATCAAACATTACATACCAAGCCAGGACAGACAACCCCAAGGCCAACACAGAGATTGAGGCATATTGGAATGAATGGTTTAATAATTGTGACCTATCAACCAGGCACACGGGCTCAACCCTTATGCAGGTTGCAACCATGTCCATGCTCCGTGATGGAGATTTCCTTTTTGTATTGGTCAGAGATAAGAATGGAGACTTAAAACTCCAGGGTATTGAATCTGATAGACTCGGTGACCCATACAAAACTTATACAAGCCTGGAGCTTATTGGTGGCATTCATATTGATAGGGACACTGGGGCTCCCACTGCTTATGACATTTACAATCGTAGCATTGGGGATTTCTACTCCTACCAGGTAACCATTTCAGCCAGCCAGGCATTTCACTATTTTGACCCTCTCAGAATTGACCAATACAGGGGAGTGTCTGCATTTCACACTGCAATCAATGATGCCACTGATATTTATGACATTGTGAATTTTGAGAAGCTGGCCGCCAAAGTTGCCAGTTCCCAGAGTGCAGTTGTGAAGAGGTCAAACAACAACGCCTCTGACCTTAGTGCCTTAACAACTGAGGAAAACTTTGATAATCAACAGATTAAGCTTGAGTCAATGGAATCTGGCAAGGTTAGTTATCTTGAGCCAGGAGAGGACATTATTTTCCCAGACGGCCCCAGCAGACCCAGTGGAGCCTTTGCAGAGTTTCATAAAATCTTATTGAGAAATATCTGCATGGGACTTGGAATCCCCTACTCCTTTGCTGTCGACCCATCTGCCATGTCCGGCCCCACAGCCAGGCTTGAAATGCAACAGGCTGGAAGAACTTTTAACAGATACCAGAAGCTACTTAATGATAAGGTTCTGAATCCAATCAAGAACATTGTTATTGCTGATGGTGTAGCCAGGGGAATGATCAGTGGCAATGGAGCAAAAACAACCAAGGGCATTTTCAATTTTGGAGCCAATGTTTCTATCGACCTGGGACGGGAATCTATGGCAAACATTGCAGAGTTTAAGGCCGGACTGACCACGGCAAGTTCAATCTATGCAGAGAAGGGGCTGGATGTTGAGGCGGCCTTTAGGGCAAGAGCCATTGAGACTAAGATGATTCAAGACTTGGCAAAGGAATATGGAGTTCCAGCCCAAGCGGTTTCTGAAATTCTTTTGCCCACAGGCCAGCCAGCACAGGCAGTGCAACCAGGACAAACAGCCCAAGAAGGCCAGCAGGTGGAAGGCCAAGAAGATGTTATTGGGCAAAGTCTCAATGGAGCCCAAGTTGCTTCTCTTATCAATGTTATCAATGCAGTGGCGGCTGGTGCATTGTCCAAGGAGGGTGCAGTTTCAGTTATTACGGCCGCCTTCCCAACCATTTCAAGGGAACAGGCCATTGGCATTGTTGCTGGTGTGCAGTCTGGAAAAATCATTCCCACCACAGAAAAAGAAAAGCAAGCCGCCCAGGATGGACAACAGGATGAAGGCCAGGGTGGGGCTCCAGTTCCAGAAACACCAAAAGCCCCAGTTGCACCTACAGGGCTTTCTCAAAAAAAAAGTAATTTAGAAGAACTTCAGAATCTCAGCCAGCATGAATGGAAGATGCTGATTGCTGGAATGATGGGTGGCATTGAGTTGGGCAAGTATGATGGGATTGATTTTACGCCACCAGAAGGAGCCAGGGAGTCAGCCAAGAGGGCTTTGGATGTAAGGGAAGGGAAACCAGCCAGCCAAAAGGGAATGACACCTGTGGGCATTGCCAGGGCAAGGGACTTGATCAATGGGGTTAAGTTCTCTCCAGACACCGTCCGCAGAATGAAGGCATTCTTTGATCGCCATGAAGTCGATAAGAAGGGTGAAACTTGGGATGAACAAGGCAAGGGCTGGCAAGCCTGGAATGGATGGGGTGGCGATGCTGGCTATTCCTGGGCAAAGAAAGTTGTTGGCCAGATGGAGTCAAGAGACAAGAACCTTTCAGAACCAAAAGATAAAACTGAATTTGCTGATGATGTTAAAGAAGTTCTTAATCCATGCGGAATGAAGGACGATGGAACATTTGATAAAAAGAATACCTGCTCTTCTGGGTATGGCAGACCAAAATTAAATGGAGGCTATGAGCCCAAGAGACCTGGTGGAAAAATCATTAAAAAGCCAAGACCTACAGCACCCCCGCCACCACCACCCCCACCCCCACCGCCTCCTCCTCCTCCTCCTCCCACAAGTCAAACCCCTCCAAGGCCAGCACCGCCCGCAACCCAATCACCTGGGCAAATAGAGGGGCGCAATCCAAATTTCAAAAAGAAAAAAGATGTTGAAAAAATTGAGAATGACATTATAAAACTTGGCGTGAAGTATGTTGACCTCCCAAATCATGCAGAGGCGGCAGAGGCATTAAAGAAAGATGTTATAGAGCTAAAGGAAAAGGGCTATGGAATCCCACAAAGAATACAAAGAGGTGTGAGAATGCGTGGGGCTATGGCGTGGGTTAATAGTGGCTCTCAATATCAAACCATATCATTAAACCACAGAAAGGGTGGCAGATGGAATCAAATTACAGAACTAACAGAAATCTGCAACCTGTCAGAGAAGCAGGGCTTTTGGTCTAGCAGAAATGTTGTATCACATGAATACGGACATTCATTACACGCAAGAGAAATAGGTGTTGTTCAGTTTGATAGGTACAGGTCTTGGGCTGGTCTAAATACCGTAAAAGCATCTGCAATTAAAAAGTTAGCTCCCCAAGTAAGCAGATATGCCACTACAGACCCACTTGAATTTGTGGCTGAAACTTTTGCTGGACACGTTGCTGGCAAAAGGTATTCTAAAGAGATATATGAAGCCTACGATTCACTACAGGGGCCGAAGTTAAAGTTCTAGCCATGAGAATTGCTGAAGAAGATTTCACCCCAGAAGTATATAGGGAAGCCCAAGAAGAGTGGTTTAGGCAACTCTTTGGCGAGGATTATGCCAAAAATGAAGAACTAGCCAGACCAGGGGCAAAGTCTGCCTCTCAGACCCCAGCCCCAGCAAAGGAAAGAATCAAGGGTTCTGAGCAGAACAAGCCTGGTTCAGCGGCCACAAAAAGCACTGGTGGAAAGATTGAGATTGGAGAGGGTGCAGAGGAATCAATCAAGAACAAGCTGAAGGAATGGAAAGATAAGAACCCTGGCAAGAAAGCCCCATCCCTTGGAGCCCTAAAGAAGGTGTTCAGAAGGGGTGCTGGAGCCTACTCAACAAGCTTTAGGCCAACCATTGGTGGTGGTAAGCCCAACTCCAGGAATGCCTGGGCATTGGCCAGGGTGAACAAGTTTCTGCTCATGGCAGGTGGTGGCAAGGTGAAAGCATCCTACCGCCAGGCTGACGGCGACCTGCTTTGACATAACCTGGGCATTTATGCCCCTGCCCCTACCTAGTGGTGATGAGTCCGAACAGGACTTTGTTTCCCGATTCATGGGAGATGAAGAAGCCATAAGCAAGTTCCCAGATGAAACCCAAAGGGCGGCTGTGGCTTACAATACATACAGGGATGAGGAAGAGATGGAATGCGGGGAAGATTGTGAGTGCCAAGAATGTGAAATGGAAGCAAATGATTTTGGTGGGGTAAGCATTCTTGAGATTGGTGAGGCCAAGGGGCATGACTTGTTTGTGGACAAACTAAGCCTGGAGAAGGCAATGGACATCATGAAACAGGCTCCCAATGGAGTTAAGGTCAAGATGAACCACGGTAGCGGATTGGACGCAGTCGTCGGCTTTGCAAGGAATGCCAGGATTGAGGGCAATAAGCTGGTTGCAGACCTAAAGCTTTTGAAGAGTAGCCAGCACTATGGATTGATAAAAGAGATGGCAGATGAGGCTCCAGACCAGTTTGGAATCTCCCTGGCATTTGTGAATGAGAGTGAGTCAATCAATGGCAAGGACTACATCAGACCCCAAAGCATTGCCTCTGCTGACCTGGTCTCTAGCCCAGCGGCAACCAATGGATTGTTTGAGGAAATGATTAAGTTCATGGAGAAAGTAAAAGAATTAAGATGTTGGGATGGTTACAAGCCAGCAAAAGGCTCCAAGCCCTATGAACCAGGTTCTTGCGTAAAAGCAGAAAAAAAACTCGGCTATATGGCCGGAGGAAAGCCAATCCCCATTGACCTGCCCAATGCAGTTGTTGAAGGTGATGGTTTGACAAAACAAGGAGAAGCAATGGAAAATAAAGAAGGTTATGATTATAAAAAGGATATGGATGAAATTAAAGTTCGCCTATCCGCCCTTGAGGATTCTATGAAGCCCAAGGATGAAATGAAAAAAGACGAAGTGGTTAAGGACGAGACCAAGAAAGAGGAAGTTGTCCAGGCTCAAGAAGCCCCCACTATTGTTGTTGAAAAAGAAGACGAAGAGGAAAAGGAAGATGAATCTGAGATGTCAGAAGTTGTTAAAAAAGTTCTGACCCAGTTTGGCATCAAGCCCAT